AAAGTACCTATTCCACAATACCTAACAAGCTAACGACAGGCCGCCCAATTCAGGTTTGGTTTAACCGTCAAACAGGTAATGCGAATCTGACAACCATTACCCTAGGCACTACCTGTACCTCTACAGATACAACAATCACACTTAGTACAACGCAAAACCTGCGTTCTTCTGGGTACATCCAGATTGATAATGAAATTATTGGTTACGCTAATATCAACGGGAATCAGATCGTAAATTGTTATCGTGGGCAAAACGGCACAACTGCCACTGCACACACTGCAGGGGCTACGGTAACTCAGCAATACCTCCCTAACCTGACTGTCTGGCCTTGTCCGGATTCAGGTGGAGGCCCCTACACGCTCGTATACTGGCGCATGAGACGTATCCAAGATGCTGGTAACGGGGTCAATATTGCAGATATTCCGTTTAGGTTTATCAATTGTTTTGTGGCTGGGCTTGCCTATTTTGTTAGTGTTAAGAAGCCGGAAGTGCCACCAGAGCGGGTTTTGTTTTTGAAACAGGACTATGAGGATCAGTTTAACTTGGCTGCCCAGGAAGATAGGGAGACAGCTCCAATCCGGTGGGTTCCAAGGAATATCTTCTATTCGAGGTAAAGAATGCCTAGTAAGTATTCTTCTGGTAAGTATGCGATTGCTGAATGCGACAGATGCGGGCAGCGGTACAAACTTGTCGAACTTCGTAAGTTGACGATTAAGACTAAACAAGTTAGCATAAAAGTATGTCCAGAGTGTTGGGACCCTGACCATCCGCAATTACAATTGGGTTTGTACCCAGTTAATGATCCGCAAGCGGTTCGTGAGCCAAGACCTGATATAAGCTATTATGGTTCTGGTAACAGTGGATTGCAGACACAACAAGGCGTGTTAAATACACTAAGTGAAGTCGGATATCCTGAGACTGGAAGTAGGGTGATTCAGTGGGGCTGGAGACCGGTTGGTGGATCTAGCGGGTTTGATAGAAAGTTAACGCCGAACGCACTTGTTGCAATAGGCACGGTAAATTCGGTGACAATAACTTAGGAGTAAATTATGGATAAAGAAGACATGAAGCAAGACAAAGCCATGATCAAAAAAGCTTTTAAAGAGCACGATAAGCAAGAACACAAAGGTGGCCCTGGAACTAAGCTTGCTCTTAAAAAAGGTGGCGGCGTAAAGAAAATGGCTAAGGGCGGAGTTACTAACTCTAATCTCAAAAGCATGGGGCGTAATATGGCTCGCATAGCAAACCAAAAATCTTCTTCAAGAGGTAAATAATGAAACCTACCAAGAAAGATAGCCCTGCCGTTAAAGTCGGTGCGGGTAAAACCAATGGCAGCGGTGCTGATTATGCTCCCCCACATAAAATGTCTGGTGAGCGCATTAGTCCTAAGACAGATTCTTTTGTTACTAAAGATCCAAATAGATTATTAGCTAGTCAGCAAAACTCTAAGTCTGGAACACTCCGTGTAAGCATGGGTGACCCTGGTGCTGATGATGTTAAAACGGATGGACAAAAGATGCGTGGTTCTGGCGCAGCCGAGCGTGGCTTTATGTCTAGAGGACCAATGGCGTGAATTACGAAACGTTATACAACACGATCCAAGCGTATGCTGAGAATACGGAGTCTTTGTTTCTTGCAAATATTCCTATCTTCGTTCAGCAGTGTGAAGAGCGTGTGTATAACACGATTAATTTTGCCTCCCTCCGTAAGAACGTAACGGGTACTTTGACTGGTGGAAATCAGTATTTGTCTTTGCCGTATGACTGGCTGTCTACTTATTCGATAGCTGTGTACACATCGGACTACACAACTGTACCTTTTACTTACCTACTTAATAAAGACGTTAACTTCATTCGTGAAGCTTATCCAAGCCCAACAGCTACCGGAACGCCAAAATACTATGCTTTGTTTGGACCTAACTACAGCGTTACAAATGAGCTTACTTGTATCCTTGGGCCGACTCCGGATTCAACAAATACATACAATGTAGAGTTACATTACTTCTACTATCCACCATCAATTGTGCAGGGTATTATTACTGGCGTAGGCTCTATTACTGCCGGTTCTTTGTATACGCCTGGGCTTTACCAAAATATTCCTTTATCTGGCGGGTCTGGTACTGGCGCTTATGCAGATATATTGGTTGGTTCTGGTGGAACAGTTACTTCTGTTACTCTGCAAAATGGTGGCAACTTTTACCAGGTTGGAGATTCTCTTAGCGTCTTATCTACCTATGTAGGTGGGTCTGGTTCTGGATTTTCAATTCCTGTTGCAACAATTAACAACTCAACTGGTACTAGCTGGTTGGGTGACAACTTTGATCCTGTACTCCTTTATGGCGCTATGCGAGAGGCTATGATATTCATGAAGGGTGAGCAGGATATGGTTAAGTACTACGAAGATAAGTACTCTGAAGCACTTCAACTTGCTAAACGCCTTGGTGATGGACTTGAAAGAGGCGATTCGTACAGGGATGGTCAGACCAAACTCAATACTAATATTAAAGGTAATGCTGCGGTATGATCATTCAAACCCAAACTACCCAGTTCAAATCAGACTGCTTAAGCGGTCTGGTTAACTTTACTACGACCTCTCCCTATACTTACAAGGTAGCTTTGTACACAGCTTTGTCTAATCTTAGCAATACCACGGCAACCTATGCAGGGACAACGGCGGAAGTTGTAGCGTCTGGCTATACAGCAGGTGGTAATACTATTACGATATCTCAGAATCCCGGGCAAGACCTAACTAACAATGTAGCTTATCCATACTTTAACAATGTAGTTTGGACTGGGGCTACTATTACAGCTAGAGGCGCTTTAATTTACAATGCAACTACTGGAAATTCAGTAGCGGTTTTAAACTTTGGTAGTGATATTACTATGGCTAATTTCACCATAACTTGGCCCGCAGCAACGTCAACCACTGCTGTTATCACAATTTCGTAAGGACAATCATGAGCCAATCAAGCATGGGGATCAGCGGTACATACCATGTGGTATGCCATGACAAAGACGGTAATTTTAAGTGGGAAGAAAAATGCCCTAACTTGGTTGTTCAAGGCGGCAAACAGCTCATGTTCTCTAGCTTCTTAACTGGAAGTTCATATACAACTGTCGGGCCTTACCTTGGATTAACCAATGCAACAATTACTCCAGCAGCAACAGACACAATGACAACTCTGATTGGCGGGGGTAAAGAGTTTACAGCCTATACGGTTGGTGGATCAGCGGTCAGGGGTACGATGTCTTTTGGTTCACCCTCATCTACTGGATCTACACCATCTAACGTTACATCCATTACGGCATCTGCGATTGTTTACACGATTACAGGTAGTGGTGGTACTGTTTATGGTTGTTTCATGGTGACGGGTACAGGTGCAGTTAACACACAAAGCTCTACTGCTGGAACACTATATTCAGAGAGTAATTTCAGCGTAGCTAAGACAACAACAGCGGGTGATACTGTATCGGTAACCTATTCGACTAGCGCAACGAGTTAGTTATTAATTATTATGTTTTATACATATGCACACTATACCCCAAACTCTAAAGCACCTTTGGAGAATAAATAATGGCATTCGTAGTTGCAGATCGAGTTCAGGAAACAGGAACCGTAGCCACAGGTACAGGCTCGGTTAACCTTGCGGGTGCAGTAAACGCATTCCAAACGTTTTCTAACGGAATCGGTAACGGCAACTCAACCTACTATACGATTGTTGATCCCACTGCTTATTTGTGGGAAGTTGGAATTGGAACTTACACCACATCTGGTAACACGCTCAGTAGAACCACAGTCCTATCTAATAGTTCTGGTAATACATCTTTAATTAGCTTTAGCACATCAGATACGCTAACTGTATTTTGTACATACCCATCTGAGAAAGCTGTATACGGCAGTGGAACTACATTAGTCGCCCCAAGCGGAACAATACTACCAACGGCTAATGGAGGTACAAACTTATCTTCATTTACATCAGGCGGGGCAGTTTATGCAACCTCAACCACTGCGCTGACTACGGGTACTTTACCTGCGGGATCGGGCGGTACAGGCGTAACCGCTTCAAGCGGAGCCAATTCAGTTGTATTAAGGGATTCTAATCAAAACGTATTTGCCAATAACTTTATACCAAATACGACCACTACAACGGCATCCGCTACACCGATCAACCTAACAGTTTCCTCTGCTCAATATCAGGTTGTTAACGGCACTGTTACATCCCAAACATTTAATCTGCCCGATGCTACGACTTTGACAGTTGGAGATACGTTTTACTTTAACAACAACATCACTTATTCATCTGTCCAAATTAATGCACATGATGGTACAACCTCTTTGTTGGCTCTACAAGCCGGAGGCGCTGCACATTTGATTTTGCTTACGAACAGCACGACAAATGGTACTTGGGATATACATTCTTATGTACCTTCTTCTGCTTCTTGGGGCACTGCAACTTTAAACTTTAATTCCTCTAGCAGTATTTCTGGTTCTGTTTCTTGGCAGGGTAATGCTGTTGGTGCTGCCTACGGTGGTACTGGGCTTACAACGCTAACGGCTAATAACGTGATTCTTGGCAACGGTACTTCAGCAGTTCAGTTTGTAGCGCCTGGAACATCTGGTAATATTTTGACATCTAACGGTACAACCTGGACTTCCGCAGCAAGCACGGCAGCCACAACAGATCAGGCGTACTTCTTATCTTTTATGATGGGCTAACATGACTACATACGCAAATACATCCTATGCCTACAAAAACGTAGGTACATCTGCGGCTAACGTAATTACAAGCGTATCGTCCGGTACAGTGGCTATTGCCAGTTTGATCGTGTCTAATACGTCTACTTCGCCCATCACCACATCGGTTTACATTACCCGGTCAGCAGTTAACTACTACCTGGTCTACCAGGCCACAATCCCAACTGGCGGTTCTCTTGAGGTGATACAGGGCAGTAGGGTAGTGATGATTGCAAGTGATGCTTTGTACGTCCAGAACAGCTTGGCAAGTTCTGGTGATGTGTGGATTTCAGCTTTAACGGCAGTCTAATATGTATTTAGGCAATACTCCCAATAACCAAGCCTACGCCCCGCAGGTTGCGTACTTCAGCGGAAACGCCAGTACGACTATTTTTACCTTGCCAACGCCTGTGGCTACGACAGCTCAGTTGCTTGTATTTGTGGCTAACGTGCCCCAGAATCCTGGGTCAGCTTTTACGGTATCGGGTAGTACGCTTACATTTAGTTCTGCTCCCCCAGTTGGGACA